AGCTTTAGCGTGGGAAGACACAGGAACAGCGGACATTCGTTTGACTGTAACTAACTCTGCTGCAACATCTGCCGGTGAAGTTCGTGTTACTATCTTGTATGCTCAGAACAATAACCTTGGCTAATAGGAGGGCATTATGGCTGCTTCTATTTTTGCAAAGACAGCTACGGCGACTGGCACACTACAGGGTGGTCGAACTAGGTTAAAAGCATTTTCTGTGAAAACTGCTAGTTCTGGTTCTCCTCAAGTGGTGTTCAAGAATGGTAGTAGTGGTGCAACTCAACTCGATATAGTCTTTAATACTAGCGATTGGGTTCAAGTCACCATACCAGATCACGGCATTATTTTTGACGATGAATGTCATGTCACGCTTACAAACATCACCTCTATCACAGGTATGTTTGGTTAATTCTAGCAGCGGCGTAAAGGCCGCTGTTATTACATTGGAGTAAACATGGCTAAGATCGATAAAGATAAAATGAAATGTAACAAACCAAAACGTCAGGTTTCTGGCGGTAAGAAGTTTGTTGTTAAGGCGTGTGACAAGGGTAAAGAAAAAATAGTCAGATTTGGGGACGCCAATATGACTATTAAGAAATCAAACCCAAAACGTCGTAAGTCTTTTCGTGCTCGTCACGGCTGTGACAAGGGAACTTTGGATAAACTAAAGGCCAAATACTGGTCTTGTAAGATGTGGTGAGTAAAGTGAACAGACAAGTTACAATAACTCTTTTAACAACTTTTATCATTGGTGTTGGAGGTGTTGGCTATAGTTGGGCTGATTGGGTTACAAAAACTTTAATTGCTGTGGATAAACGAACAGAGGTCATGGCCTCACAAATTGATTTTATGAAAACTCAAATGGAGATACGATATGGCAATCTCGAGGGCGCAGATGCGACAGCAAGTATCCAAGCCTCCATCAAAGGGAATGACTAATGGCAAAAAAGAAAAAGACAAAAAAAGACGCTTGTTATCACAAAGTAAAAAGCCGTTACAAGGTATGGCCCTCCGCTTACGCTTCGGGGGCACTATCAAAGTGCCGAAAGGTGGGCGCAAAAAACTGGGGAAACTCTACTAAGAAAGCCACTGGTGGTTTGATTGCAGCGGTAGACAACCCCAAGCGTCCGGCTCGTAATCGTTATACAGATGGAGGTATGATAGCTTCGGGGTGCGGACAAGTTGCAGAATCTAGACGCAAGAGGACAAAGATAGTCTGATGGCTAAGAAAAAGAAAAACTCTTTACGGGAGTGGTTTGCTCAAAACGACGGTAAAGGGTGGGTGGATTGCAAAACAGGCAAGCCCTGTGGACGCCAAAAGGGAGAAAAGCGCCGTGGTTATCCTGCCTGTCGCCCTACTATGGCACAATGCACGTCTGCTGCAAAGAAAAAGAAGTCATCAAAAAGAATTAGTTGGAAGAATAAAAAAGCTACTGGTGGATTAGTGAGGGTGTTTTGATTCGTGAGTGGGCAGAAGAACTAGCAAAACCATCGGAGTACAACAACGGTGTTGCTGCGTGTCCTTTTGCTTTGGAAGCTCTTGTAAAGAACGAAGTAAAGACCGTCATCACACACAATCTCTGGCCTGATGTTTTGCACGAGTGTGCCTATTTTCACAAAAAGAAATACAAAGTTTGCATGTTTTTTGATTACGAATATGCAGACGATTATGCAACGTTAGAAGAAGAATGCATGGCTTTGAACAGGTTCTTTTCAGAATCTAAACTAGATCTATGGCTTCTTTCTTATATGGGAGAAGAGGCGGTAGTATTTGTACAGCGTTGGAGTGAACTCGAAAATGCTGCTGCAAAACTTGAAAAACTAGGTTACTATAAGAATTATGACCCTGACGATTACAAACGTCATATTTTAATGCGTAGAAAAAGGAGTGCTTGATATGCCAGGAATGATGCGCGGTAAGAAGAAAATGATGCGTGGCGGTTCAGTTAAAACTGGAGCCAAAAAGAAAATGATGCGTGGCGGTGCGGTGAAAGCCAAACCCGTAAAAATGATGCGTGGCGGTAAGGTAAAGGCTAAAAAGTGATGGAATCTATTAGCAAATCCAAAGAACCAGGGTTAGCAGCTTTAGCTAAAGAAGCTCCTGACGTGGTTAAGAGAATGGGAAAAGATCCCAATAAAATTAAAATGATGCGCGGTGGCGAGGTTAAGTTTGGTCACGGCGGGAAAGTTCATGGTTGTAACCCAAGTGTTCAACTATCAGGCATGAAAGAGGCAAAAGTAGTCTAATGGCAACTTCAGGTTCAAGAGATTTTAACCTCGATGTCGGAGAGATAATTGAGGAAGCGTATGAGCGGTGCGGATTAGAAGTCCGCACAGGCTACGATGCTAAGACAGCACGTCGGTCTCTTAACCTGATGTTTGCTGATTGGGCTAATCGTGGTCTTAACTTGTGGACGGTAAAAGAAGGTACGTTTACCGTCACACAAGGCACCTCTTCTTATTCGTTAGCAGCAGATATAGTTGATGTTTTGGATGTGGTTGTTCGTCGTGATAGCACAGACTATGAGATAGAGCGTATTAGTCGCGGTGATTACGCAACACTTCCCAACAAATCTACTCAAGGTAGACCAAGTCAATTTTGGTTAGATCGACAGATTACTCCTGTGATGTATCTGTGGTCTACTCCTGAAAACTCTACTGATCAGGTTCGTTATTATTATGTACGAAGGATAGAAGATGCTGACGCTCTTGTTAATACTACTGACATGCCTTTTCGTTTTTATCCTTGTATGGTGGCGGGGTTAGCCTACTACATGGCGATGAAACGAGCACCAGATCGTATACAAATGTTGAAGACTGTGTATGAGGAAGAGTTCCAACGTGCAGCGGACGAAGATCAAGGTCGAACACCTTTAAAGTTGCAGCCTAGCTTGAGTTATTTGAGGGTCTAATGGCATACGCTAGTGGTAAACATGCTTATGGTATATCAGATCGATCAGGTCGCCGTTACCGTCTTCGTGACATGAAGACAGAGTGGACAGGCGCAAAGGTCGGTCCTGATGAGTTTGAGCCAAAACATCCACAGTTGTTTCCACCGAGAGCGTTTCCAGACCCACAAGCACTACGTGGTCCTAGACCTGAAACAGAATTAACAGAGCAACGATCCATACAACACGGATACAATCCTGTTGGATTTAGAGAGATACCCGGAATAACTCCTGCAAATAATCTTGTTGCAGACGGAGAAGTGGGAACCGTAACAATAACTGCGTCAGATTCTGGCAATGACGATATTACACCGTCTGGAGTTGTTGCAAACGCTCTTATGGGATCTGTTACTATAAGCACAACAGGAGATGCAGACGTTACAGTTAATCCCACAGGATCTGCGGGAACTTCAGCCGTAGGCTCCCCAACAGTAACGGGAGATACTGTCTATACTGTCACTGTCGCTAACCCTGGATCAGGGAACAAATACTATATTGATGGTGCTTTACAACCTACACTTAACTTGTCTGAAGGTAGCACGTATGTCTTCAATTGGTCAGCAGCTACAGGACATCCTCTTCGGTTTTCAACTACGTCGGATGGAACACATGGTGGTGGATCGGAATACACAACAGGAGTGACAATTAATACAGGAGCGTATACATCTACCATTACAGTAGCTGTTGGTGCGCCGACCTTGTACTACTATTGTCAATACCACTCAGGCATGGGAGGTCAGATTAACACGACATGAGTTTTACATATTTACAATTAAAAGATGCTATAAAAGCCTACACCGAATATGAGGAAACAAGCTTTGTAAACAACATACCATTGTTTATAAGATTGTCAGAGGAACGTATTCTTAAAAACGTGCAACTTAGTTTGTTTCGTAAAAACGCAACGGCGCAAACAAGTGCCTCTGTACAATACATAAAAGTGCCTTCTGATTTTTTGGCACCTTTTTCTATGAGCATGACGGGAACTGACGGAGACAAATTTTTTATAGACTTTAAAGATCCTAGTTTTGTGCAGGAATATACACCAGACCCTACAACTACAGGGTCTCCTAGATACTATTGTCAATTCGATGTTGATAACTTCTTATTAGCACCTACGCCAAATGCGGCGTTTACCGCAGAACTTCATTACTTTTATAGACCACAAAGCATTACAGAATTATCTGATAGTTCAACAACATGGTTAAGTGAAAATGCTGAAATGGCTTTGTTATATGGAGCACTTATTGAGGCGTATATTTACATGAAGGGTGAACAAGACATTATGGCAATGTATAATAAGCGTTTTGAAGAATCTTTAATTGGTATTAAGATGCTTGGCGAAGCAAAAGAAACTACAGATGAATATAGAACGGGAAAAGTAATTAGGGCGAAAACATAATGTTCAAAATAGATGTAAGCGTACCTAAAGAAGAATCTTTGGTACAAATAAATACAACGCATAACAGGGGTCTTACCCCTGATGAATTATCCGAACAGTGTGTGCAGAAGATCATATCTGTATCGGATTCAGCGCATCCAGTAATAAGGGATCAGGCAAATGCCTTCTCTAAGCATCTGGAGAAACTGGTGGCCTACTATATGAGACAAGCTATTCACAGTGACCGTACATCTGTGTATAATGCCCTCAAGGACGCAGGTCATCCTGAACTAGCCGAGCTTATAAGGAGAATGTAAAATGGCATTTAGCGGCAACTTTATGTGTACATCATTCAAAAAAGAATTGATGACTGCAACACACAACTTTACCAACTCAAGTGGTAATACTTTTAAATTAGCTTTGTATACTAACAGTGCTTCATTCGATGCATCAACTACAGCTTACACTACTTCTAACGAAGTGAGTGCATCTGGAACGTATTCTGCGGGTGGTGGTACTCTTACAAACGTAACACCTACAACGTCAGGAACTACAGCTTTGACTGACTTTGCAGATCTAACCTTTACGTCTGCGACAATCACGGCTCGTGGCGCATTGATTTATAACGACAGTGCAACAGGAGATCCAAGTGTAGTCGTTCTTGATTTTGGTTCTGATAAATCATCAACCTCTGGGGACTTTCAGATTGTGTTCCCAACGGCTGACGCAAGTAACGCAATCATTCGTATTGCTTAACAACTAAGTTTGGAGTGCCGCTATGGTAAAACTGGTCAATCGTGCCAAGATGACAACCGCCACTACGGGTACTGGCACAATCACTTTGGGTTCAGCGGTTGACGGTTTCCAGACTTTTACCGCAGCAGGTGTAGCCGATGGAGATACAGTCAGGTACTGTATAGAAGACGGCACAAGTAGCTTTGAGCTTGGTTCAGGTGTTTTTACTGCTTCAGGGACAACTCTCACCAGGGTTGTTTCTGAAAGTAGTAATAGCGACAACGCGATTAACTTATCTGGAGATGCTATCGTATTTATTACAGCGATAGCTGCGGATATACAGCCTACAACTTTTACTACTACTGTTTTTACCGCAACAGCAAACCAGACAACCTTTTCAGTCTCATATACTGTGGGGTTTGTAGAAGTATTTTTAAATGGATCTAAACTTTCGGCAGCAGATTTTACCGCCACTAATGGTACTTCAATTGTCCTTGCTTCTGGTGCAGCGGTAGGCGACACCGTTGATGTTGTTGCATTTGCCACACAAACTGTAGCAAATGTTTATACACAAACTGCATCGGATGCTCGATACCTACAGCTTACAGGTGGAACGCTGACAGGCGATCTTACTGGCACAACAGGATCGTTCAGTGGTGATCTAACGATTGCCGATAAGATTGTTCATAGTGGAGATACAAACACAGCGATACGCTTTCCTGCGGTTGATACAATTACTATAGAAACAGATGGTTCAGAAAGGGCTAGGTTTGATTCATCAGGAAACTTTATTGTTGGAAAAACAACTACAACAATAAATACTCCAGGTGTTACTATTGAATCTAATGGTAGGCTTGAAGCGACTACAACAGGAACTACGCCTGTTTTAATAGGTAGGACTGACGAAGGGCAATGGATTGGTTTTTATGAAGGAAGCACACAGAGAGCCGCTATTGGTAATATTCTTAATGATCTTTTTATTACATCTGCAAACTCTGGTTTAAGATTCGACTACAATACAAATCGTGTTATTCCTTGTACTTCAACAGGCGCAGTAGCCGATGGTACTGATGATTTAGGTGATCCTGCTTCCCGATGGAAAGACATCTATCTTGGTGGCGGTGTAATTGCAGACGGTGTATCTCAGATAACCTCTGTAGAGGAAAAAGTTACTACTAGTACATCGACTTCTGGTACTCTTACGGTAGACACACAAGGTAATGCTGTAACATTTCTTACTGCAAACCAAACAGCTAACAGGACAATAAACTTCAGTAATGCTAACTCTAACATGGCTACTGGAGAAAGCATGACATTTGCAATTCTTGCTACACAAGGTTCTACAGCTTACTACCTCAACGCTTATCAAGTAGATGGATCATCCGTTACACCTAAGTGGTCAGGTGGATCGGCACCATCAGCGGGTAACGCATCAGGCATTGATGCTTACTCATTTACAATTATTAAAACAGCAGATGCTACATTTACAGTGTTAGCATCAATTACACAGTTCGCATAGGAATTATATATGCCTTTACTTTCAACATTCGGTGCAGCTTCAGCTAGAAGTTTTGGTGGTATCGGTGCAGCAGCAGCAAGCGCAGGTCTTGATATATCCGAAGTGTTTAGCATATTTGCTTACACTGGTGATGGTACAAATAGCCGACAAATAAATAATGGTATTGATCTTTCTGGTGAAGGTGGAATGGTTATTACTGCACCGCGCTCTAATGGAAACTATTGGTCTGTTGCTGATACTAAACGTGGCGCAACAAGGTTTCTTTATACAAACGGCACTAATGCAGAGCAAAATAATAATGAACGTTATGGTTCGTTTAATTCTAACGGCTATACAATGGGCAGCAGTTCTTCAAATGGGTACATGAACTATAGTAATTATACTTATTGTTCATGGAGTTTCAGGGTAGCTCCTAACTTTTTTGATGTTCAAAAGTGGGGTGGAAACGAAGTTTCAGGGCGTCAAATATTACACAACTTAGGGTCAGTCCCTGGGGTAGTTATAATAAAAAAACGAGATAGCGACACTAATTATATACGATGGTTTTTTTGGCACAGAAGTCTTACTAGCGGTAAATTTTTAACACTAAATACTACGAATGCAGAAGATGACGATGATGGCGATTTTGTATATAGTGGTGTTTTCAACAGTGCGCCTGACAGTTCAGGCATTTACCTAGAAAACCAAGTAAATCAAAATCAATATGATTATGTGGCCTATTTTTTTGCACATAACAATTCTGACGGTGGGTTCGGCCCCGATTCTGACCAAGATATTATTAAATGTGGAACTTACACTGGTAATGGTAACTCCAATGGAACTGAAGTTAATGTTGGGTTTGAACCTCAGTGGTTACTAATAAAATGTAAAAGTGATAGTGGGGGTTGGCAACTTGTTGATGCAATACGAGGAGTAGCATCATTTGGTGACGACAAACCGTTACGACCTGACTCCACAAATAGTGAATCTACAGCTAATTATTTTAGGTTTACGCCAACAGGTTTTGCGTTAGAAAGCACTAGCAATACAGTAAACGGTAATAATAAAACCTACATTTATATGGCTATTAGAAGGGGGCCATTAGCTGTTCCAGAAGCAGCGACTAGCTTGTTCTCTGTTCTAGCTTCTCGTGCAGCGGCAGGCACTCCGTCTTTCGATGCAGGTTTTCCTGTGGACATGTCTATAGTTGGTTGGAGAGGAGGGGGAATCTCTGGTTATCAACAATTTAGAACGAGACTCACTTGGGATACAAGAACAGCTACAGCTACAGCCACAAACGACTCATCTAATTATCCGTATGAAGTTGACAACATGTCGGGTCTTGATGCCCCTGGTATTGCAGCAAACACTAACTCAAACGCATGGATGTGGAGGCGTTCACGAACATTCATGGATGTTGTGACATTTAAAGGTTCGACAACAAATCCATTAAACGTCACGCATGGACTCGAGGTGGTTCCAGAAATGATATGGCTGAAGCCTCGTACTAGCGGTCCTTATACTTGGTGGGTCTATCATTCAGGAATTGGAGCAGGTGGTGGTATTAAACTTAATGAAAATGAAGCCGCAGAAACAGGAGCCGCTGTAGGTCAAACTTTATGGAACAACACTGCGCCAACAAGCACAGTGTTTACTGTAGGAAACCAATCTAATACAAACAACAACGATATACCAACAACAGCAGTTCTCTTCGCCACGCTACCCGGTATAAGTAAAGTAGGTTCATACACCGGAAACGGTGGCACTCAAACTATAGATTGTGGGTTCACAAGTTCCGCTAGATATATTTTAATCAAGCGAACTGACTCAACAGGAAATTGGGCAGTTTTCGATACAGCTAGAGGAATAGCTTCTGGCGATGATAAAATAATGTATTATAACAAAACAAACGCTGAAGCTACAGGTCAATACGTTAATCCAAATAGTTCAGGTTTTGAATTAAGCACAAGTGATGGAGATGTAAATGCAAGTAGCGCAACGTATATATTTTATGCTATTGCGTAATAGGAAGGTGTACACATGACTAGAGCAAGAGATTTAGGAGACTTTATAGCAGACGGTGCAACAGGAGAACTTGTTGTAGATACAACCACGCTCGTAGTCGATAGCAGCAATAATCGAGTGGGTATAGGAACCGCGAGTCCTAGTCAGGCTCTAGATGTTTCAGGCACTGGTAATTTTACTGGTATAACCGCAGGCACTATTACCATTGATGATATTACAATTAACGGCTCAACTATATCTGATGGTGCTGATCTTACTTTTGACCTTGGTGGTAACTTAATTGTTGATGTTGACACTGGAGAACTTCAACTCAAAGATGCAGGCACTGCCTTTGGTACTATAAGAAAAGCAAGTTTAAACTTGGAGGTTATAAACCCTCAACAAGATGGCGATTTCGTTTTAAAAGTAAATGACGGTGGAAGCACAATATCTGCTTTTATTGTTGATGCGTCAGAGGCAGCTTCGATTTCTTTTAATAGTGATGTTAGTATTCCAGGTAAAATTGGTTTAGGTTCAGGTAATAGTTACGGTACAGCGGGACAAGTTTTAACATCTGCGGGATCTGGTTCAGCAGCAACATGGGCTGCACCTGCTGCGGCAGGCGCTCTTTTTAACAACTTTTTGTTCTCATAGGAGAAATATTATGACAACTTACTCGTTTATAAATCAAGAATATACCGATACTTTTAGCGGTACTAATTCTTATCTTAATGAGACTAATGTATACACTGTTCCATCTGGAAAAGTAGCTAGAATTAAATTTGATAGTGTTCATTTAAGCACGAGCGCAAATTTAACTATGGATACTCATTTCTTCATGTTGTATTCAGACGGCACCAATATACATAGAAAACATACGTTGGGATTATCACAACATTCTGGAAGTAACAGCGATCAAAGAACAATTAGTTATTACGATCCTAAAATGTATCCTGTATATGGTGCCGTAGGTGGCCCTACATCACCACAGTTTGAATACAGTATGTCAGCTTCTCCTCAAGCTTGGATAAATTCAGGAACGGTAGACACTACACCTGATAACAACATAGTTGGTGCTTATTCTTATGCTCAAAGTAACTACGGTTCAAGAGTATATGGCCCATCAGAGTGGTATATGGGAGCAGGCGAAGTACTAAAGGCGATTGGAAGATTTACCGTGACGAGTGGTTCAGGATCTGTGTATCATAACATTAGATTAGTAGCTTTTTTAGAGGATACATAAGATACTTTAAAGGGAGTAACTTAAATGTTTTTTGGCGCAACATCTATAGCTCAAGTACCGATAGGTGATGATGCGTCCGTTACTCGTGTTCTGGCAACAGGCGTCAGTGCAACAGGTTCTGTTGGCACAGTTTCCCTTGTTACAGACAACAACCTAGCAGCAGGTGGACTCGTCGGTACAGGTGCCGTTGGCACGGTAGCTGTAAGCGTTGGTGGCGGGGTCGCTATTCCTGTTGGAAGCTTAACCGCAACAGGTTCTACAAACGATGTAACACCTGTCACAAACGTAGATGTGAGTGTCACAGGGGTAGCAGGAACTGGAGGAGTTACATTGCCGACTGTTACAGGTACGGCTCTAGTAAATCTCCCGACTGTTTCTGCTTTATCCTCTGCGGTTGGTTCGGTAAGTGTGGTTATAAACGTACAACCAACGATTACAGGCCTTTCAGCAAGTGCTAACCTGCATCAAGTTACCGTTATTGGTGATGCGATTGTTCCAGAAACAGGTCTATCTGTTACTGCAAGTGTGGGCACAGTCACACAAAGAACAACCGCCGTTATTCCCGCTGCATCGTTAGCTGCTACAGGTGCCGTTGGTTCTGTTACAGTTACGGGTGGTTCTTCTGTAACAGTTGGAGGAGTTGCGGGTAGCGGAGAAGTAGGAACTGTGTTAGTTTGGGGTAGAATAATTCCAGATTATGATACTGTCTGGACAGAAATTGTAGCTGCGTAGGAAAAAACATGCCAAGTACATATGCAACAAATAGTGGTATTGAGCTTATCAGAAACGGTGAGCAATCAGGTACATGGGGTACAACCACTAATACAAACTTAAACATAGTAGATCGGCTCACCAATGGTGTCGGCACGATAGACCTCAGTTCTTCTGGTGCAGCGCACACACTTACCACGAGTGATGGAGCGTTATCCGACGGTCAATTTAAAACCCTTGTTCTGTCTGGAGCAACCCAAGCCTGTACGATTACGATTGCTCCAAATGACGGTCAACATATATACTTTGTGGTAAACGGATCAGGTCAAGATTGTACCTTTAGTCAAGGTTCTGGTGCGAATGTGACTGTAACAAACGGTGACAACGCTGTAATCTACGCTGACGGTGCAGGGTCAAGTGCCGCAGTTGTAGATATTACAGCAAACTTCGGTATGAGTAGCGTAAACATCACAGGCGGATCAATAACAGGTATTACAGATCTAGCTATTGCAGATGGTGGCACAGGTGGTGGCACAGCAGCCGATGCTCGAACAAACCTTGGCGTGGCGATTGGATCAGACGTACTTGCTTATGATGCAAACCTGCAAGGTTTTGTTACCGCTCTTACCTTGCCAACTTCAGACGGCACTGCAAATAGAGCTTTAACTACAGACGGGTCAGGAACCATAGGGTTCTCTAACCTTGCACCTAACACATCAATAGCCCTCAGTATTATTCTGGGATAGGAGATAGACATGGCAGAGCCAAATATTGCAGCTTTAACAACGATGACAGGAAAAGTTACTGTAACCAACCTGACAACGACATCACAAACAGCAGTTCTAAATAACCCAGGATCTAATAGTAAGGTTCTAAAGGTTAATCTTGTACGCATAGTTAACGTAGACGGTAGTGCCGCAAGTACATGCACAGTGAGCTATCACAATGCAACCAACGCAGGTGGCACAGCCACAGAACTTGTGCAGCTTAAATCTGTAAACAACAACGATTTCTTTGACGTAATTACTAAAGATTCACCGATATACCTAGAAGAAAATGGGAGCACAGGAACATCTTTAAGTGCCACTGCGGGTGGTGCAAATGATTTTAAAGTTATAGTGTCGTATGAAGAGATCAGTTAATGCCGCTGTCCAAACTACAGTTCAAACCTGGGGTCAATCGAGAGATAACCGCTTACTCTAACGAGGGCGGTTGGTTTGATATTGATAATGTTAGATTTCAAAAGGGCTATCCTGAGAAAATAGGTGGTTGGCAAAAAAGATCATCAAACTCGTTCCTTGGTACCTGTCGTGCTTTGCATCCTTGGGTTTCTTTAAACAGAGATCAATACGTTGGTGTAGGCACACATCTTAAATATTACATTGATGAAGGTGGATTTTTTAATGACGTGACTCCGCTACGCACTACTACTTCTGCGGGTGCCGTCACGTTTGCTGCAACGAATGGATCTTCAGAGTTAACCGTAAGCCACACAAATCATGGCGCAGTTGTAAACGATTTTGTAACTTATTCTGGCGCGGCAAGTCTTGGGGGAAACATTACGGCGGCTGTTTTAAATCAAGAATACTACGTTACGGAAGTTGTTGATACCGCTAGTTATAAGATAAAAGCTAGAACTGCTGATACCATTATTTCTGATATAACTGTTGACGGACAGTTGTCCCCGACCCTTGTAACTGCAAATAGTTCTGACACGGGCAATGGTGGCGGTTCTGTTGTTGGTGCATATCAAATTAATACAGGGTTAGATATTGGTGTGTCTGGCGCGGGATGGGG